GCTTTGGAATATTCCTGGTACGGTGCTGGCACAGTTATCTGGATGTTGCGTGGGCAAGATGGCAAGTTCAACTGGGCACACAGACGTCCCAACAACAACATCAGCAATGAAGCATACATGCGTTCGGGTAACTTGCCTGCACGTTATGAAGCCATAAACGAAACTCCGGTGAACTCATTGAACGGTGCAATCACCAACGTTCAAACCACAATCACATTGAAGGACGCCACAGACTATCCTCCAGCATCAGTCACATACCCTGCGTATGTGATGATTGACAGTGAGGTCATAAAGTATTCAGGCAAGTCAGGCAACGACCTAACTGGTTGCACACGTGCCGCAACATTTGTCCAGTGGGCCGAAGGTACCAGCCGCAGTTATACCAGTAGCGCCGCTGCAAGTCACGCAGACAATTCAGGTGTGATACTGATCTCCAACACCTGTGTGCCGCTGGTAAGCCACTGGGGTAGTGCGGTTATCATGGACGGTGACTTCAACGGTGACGAAGGCTTCTCATTTGCCTATAACAGAAACAACTATGGTTTACCAGCCACAACTGGCGCTCAACAAGTGGCGTTCTTGATGCGCTTGGCTCCCAGTGTTTCGAACAGCGTGATTGGTGACCTGGGTCAACGTGACCTGATCAATCGTGCGCAGTTGACACTGGAAACGCTCACAGTGAATGTGAGTACAGGGCGATACTTGATCACAGGTATTTTGAATCCCAACAACATTGACTCTGCCAACACTGTGTGGGCTGGACTGAACAACGCAGGTGGTGGCTTCCAACCCAGTTTCACACAGTTTGCTGTGGCTGCTCGGTACTCAAACGAAACTACAGGTGGTCTGCAAGCTGCTCCGTTGAACACTGTGGGCGGTTTCACTCGTTCAGGTGTGATGATAAGTTCATTTAGTGTTAAAACTTTTGCAAATTTAACACCTGTGGTGGTGTCAAGTTCGGGTACAGGTTCCAACTTGACTGTGCAGTTGTCTGCATTTAAAACAAGTTATACAACCACTACCACAAGTATTTCAGTACAAAATCCCGGCACAGGATATGCTGTGGGTGACACCTTGAAGATTCTTGGCAACCAACTTGGTGGAGCAGCTACCACTAACGACTTGTTCTTGACTGTGGCTGCGGTATCAGCAGACATCACCGGTGGCGAAAGACTGTTTTCTATCCCAATTCAAGGAACAGGTATCAACACATTGAACTTGACCAACATCAAACAGATTGGACAAAGTTCAATTCCAGGAACAGGTACCTACCCCAATGGTCCAGAAGTACTGGCAGTGGTGATCACTGCATTGAGCACAACATCAAGTCCAGTGGGTGAGATTCAGTTGAGTTTCCAAGAAAGCCAGGCCTAAACACCAGCAGCAAGATACCGCTCCACAGTGTCTATCTTGCTTTGTACAGCTTCAATGTTCACGGTAGACCACAGGCCAGGGTGCATGGGTCTGGGCCATTGACCACGGTCAATCCAGGCATAGCCCATGTGTTCGTTGTTTAACACCGGTACAAATTCATCCGCCACAACACACACCCAGGTGTTGTATTCAAACTGTGAATCTGCCGATGTGAATTTTTCTAGTGGAACCAGGCGTTGGTACTCGGGCATGCTGCCCAATTCTTCAATGCACTCACGTTCCATGGCACCCAGCAAGGTCTCACCTGTTTCTACTTTGCCACCGGGCAGTCCCCAAGAACTGGGATGTCGTGTGTCGTTACGCAAGAGATATAGATACCGTCCTGTAGCACTGCTACGAAACCAAACGCCCACGGCTTTCACAGTACCAGTCTCCAGGTACCTCCAGGGTACACACCTTGGTAACTTTTGACCCAGGCTTCACCAGTCCAACGGTATTGGATACTTGTGGTGATGTTGGTCACATACTGTGTGTTGTTGGTTTCTGTGGCAGCACGAAACACCACACGCCAGTAGTTGTTGGAATATTCAACAATGTCATTGGCCTGTGCTATCAAGCCGCGACCGTTGGCACCCACCCAGTCTGCAGCTGGTGTGGGATTGTCAGCAGATCCTGTGTCTTCTGTGAGCAAATATCTTACACCTTCCAGCACAGAATCTTGTGGTCTTGGTCCAGATGCCAGGGGATTGATAATGGCATCAATGGGAGCCAAAGTGTTTTGTGGTGAGGTATCAATGTCAACATTATACAGCATGAATCTGTCATCATTGGGGTCTAGCACCACAGTACCCACAACTTCGGTACCATCTGGCTGTTCAAGACGTATTTGACTTACCCCTGGTCGTAACACTCCGTACATGCCCACCACTGCTGGCCACAACAAGTTACTGTCAGGCACAATTTCAGTGGGAGTCAGTTCATCATTGCTGGGTTCTTCAGACAAATATTTTTGTTGTAGCACTTGCAGAGTCATAACCCCACCGTTGTCAATCAACACAGTGGCGTAATTGAAAGGAGTGATCACTACTCTGGTACCCAGCAACAAATCGCTGTTGGTGATAGCGTTGTTCAAGTCACCTTGGGCATCATACATTGATGCCACTATGCGTTCTACAACACCCAGTTTCTTGACCTTGGCTGGGCTGGATATCCAGATGGGCATGCTGAATGTCAAGGTAGCAACGTCAATAGGATTTTCTGATCCGCTGGGTATGCTTCTACTGCTCCACACAGTTCTATCCAAGTACATGGTGCTCAGACTGGTCCAGTCAATGAAGTTGTCTGTGCTTTGAACTTCCAAACTGGGATTGAACAGCGTGAGTATTTGTTCCAACAACTGCAACTTTTGATTGGTATTGCTGGTCCAAATATCCAAATTGATAGTGAGTTTGAATGGCACAGGCATTAAACGTTCCACAGTGAATGCATTACCTTGTGTGGTTTCGTAAGTTTCTGTGCTGGCATCATAGGTACGTTGACGCACATTGACCTTGCTCACAAAGTACGGCTCTTGCATGCGGGTTTGTTCATAGTCCAGTCCAGTGATGTAAAATGTCATCATGGGAGTTGACGGCAAACTGTTACGGCTGTTTTCTTGTATGATGGTTTGTGCATTACGGGTAGCATCTCCATAACGCACAGGCACACGTATCAGTGCGGCAGCATTGACGCCGTCATTTTCGTTGGCATACTCTACCTGAAAGCCTGAAAAAATTCTTGTGAATTGCAACAAGAATCTGCGTATTTGTTCGTCATAAAAATATTGATTAATTTGGGTTCTCCCAGTTATGTTCCTGGCGGTAAGAAGCCACCTTGATCACCATTGTCAGCACGTGGTCGGAGTATTTCACTGAGACTCTGACGACTTGGAATGTTACCCAAGTCTGTGGTGTTCACTGTGGCTGTGTTATTTACAAAACTACTGCGCAAGGTCTTATTAACTGGACCGTTGTTGAGGTTGGTGCGCACATCATCCTCGATGCGTACCCAGCGAGCACCATCATAACGGAATAATCTATTGGGTTTGTAATCTAGTCTCAATGCATAGGCTCCCACAACAGGATTGGACGGAAATGACACACCAGGTGTGACAGGCAAGCCATTGGGCGCAACACCATCACCGGTGAGATAGCCCACAGTGTAACCATCTGATTTGGGAGTAACACTCATGCCGCCTTGTGAGCCATCCACGGTCACAGTTTCATCAGCACTCAAACTGTCAGCATTGGCGGGCTCACCATTTTGAGTAGGCAAAATATAAAACTTGTCAACTTCATAACCACTGAGTGGTACTTCGGCGTCTGCTTGTGTCAAGATAGCGTCATTGATGTCGTAATCTTTTTGCCGTGTGCCTTGCACATCACTGATGGTGCTGGGTGTGTACTCTTGCCAGAACGTGGCATTGGTAATATCAGTGTCAGCGGGCACATTGCTTTGTGCTTGATAATAGGTATCACCGTAGTTTACAATGCTACCTGTGGGATAGAAGTTGCCCGGATCCCAAATGTTTTCTGCCACAAACGGTTTGTTGGTAATAGTATTAAACTCCTGCTGATCCTTCATTGGTGTGCATTTTACACGCCACAAGTGAGGTAACCAAGTTTGAGAAAAGCCCTCTGACGCAAAGTCAGCATCCTGAATCACATAATATCTAGGCAGTGCTCGCGAAATTTCTTTGTTGAGAGGATGGTAATCTGTTAGGTTGGGAATCTCTATCACATCACCGTTCATGAGCTTGCGACCAAATGTGTCAATCATGGTGTTGTAGTGAAAGGTCATGAATATGGTGTCGTTGTTCAGGAACAGGCCAAATTGTGTTAGGTCAAAGTCCACATCTTGAGTGTTGTACACACCGCGCATGACATACACATCAGGATCATACACTCTGTCGCGGTTTTCCAGCAACAACAAGTCTTGGATGTTCAACACATCTACATCTGCGTAGGTGGGCTGTGTGGCATCAAAGTTGCCGGAGAATGTGGAATCTTCGCCGCCGGCTTGCGGCCCCATGTAGCGATGGATATAGATGTCAAGCCCACCAACAGTGTATTGTTCACGAATTGTGCGATCTAAAAATTGATAATCTCGGGTCCGGTTAGGCCGGTACATGCTCAGGCGTGGAATTTTGATTCTCCTAGATAGTAATGTATTTATAGCAAAATTCAGCGGTAGTACCCGGTTGACCAATAATTCCCAAAATGCTATAATATGGACTTAACAACAAAGGAGCCAGCAATGAGTGATTTAGTTAC